CGAAAGTCTTAAAGCAGACGCGGCTACCATTCTAAATAGAGATAAAAAGACTAGATTAAAAGTAGAAATTGACGCTACTCATTCTGGTGTAATAATTAACAATCGTGTCTACCCTGGCATGCATGTTAAGAACAGCTACCAAACTTTTTTCTCTAAGGACAAGGGAGGTTTCTCTGATTATGATAAGCCTATTCTTAGGCATCATGATATGGATAAAGATCCAATAGGTCGTGTTGTTAACGCAAAGTACACTCAGCTAAAGTTTGGCGGTGACTTTGATCATGACTTCCTTGCCCCTGCTGAAAATGGTAAACCAGGATCTGGTGTTGTCACCATTACAGGTATTATCTCTGATCCTGACGCTATTGCTAAGATTATTGACTCTAGATACCTCAGTGTTTCAGCTGGTCACTCCTCTCGTTACCTTTTATGTTCAACATGTGGCGAGTCAATTGTTGACTGCGAACACTACCCAGGCAAAACATACAGTAGGGACGGAGAAGATGATAGTGATGGCAAGATGTGCTTTGCTATTACTGGTCCTCTTCGTTATCACGAAGTTAGCTTTGTAAACCTCCCAGCATCCCCTTCTGCTAAACTCACTAATTTTGAATGGCAAGATTCTAAGGATAATTGGGATATCGAAAAACGTATTACCAGCCAAGTCGACGGAAAGAAAGAAGCGGTACGAACTTTTTCTCTTTGCGATGAGGATGGCGAATTAAGTCTTCTAAATGGACAGGAGGTTCCTTCCAAGAAGAAGACAGTAGTTGCAGTAAGCCCTGCAGCTGCGGACAAGCTCAAGCATGTTATGTCTTCTGACGTGTCCGAGGAAGCCGACGAGTCGATTGATGACCGTCAGCCTGACGAGGGAAATGATTCGGGAGTCTTAAATGTGGAGCAAAATCTTGATAAGGCGAACGATTCAGAAAATAAATCTGAAAAGGAAACTACAATGGAAAAAGAATTTGAAGATCTACAAAACGAACTTCAAGGCCTAAAAGATGAACTAGCCACAGCCAAGACCAATGTAACTAACCTAGAAAAAGAGGTTCAGGCTAAGGACAGTCAGATCGAAAGGTTAACAACTGATGCTCAAGCTATGCAGGATAAGATGTCAAATGTCTTAGCTGTATCGCTAGCCAGTATGAGAACTCGTTTTGGTAAAACCCTTCCGAAGGGTGAGGATGGAGAAGAGCTCAGTGTCGATGAGTATGTTGGAAAGCTATCGAATCGCTCAGTTGAATCTCTTCAAGATTCTCTTTCGGACCTAATGTTAGAAATTGATCAGCTTCCTGCTGACAAAACTGAGCCTGTTCAAAATGGAACACCTGCTAATGAAATCATTGGTCAGGATAAGGTCTCAGACCCAACCCCCAAAGACAAGGGGAATGCACCTAAGGAAGGCAAGTCGTTCACTCACGAAAGAGCTATTGACAAGCTTTCTAAGGGACTCTTATCATAATTTAAGGTAATTTACAATGGCAATTAGAGTACCTCGCGGATATGAAGTTCAGCGCCCGTACTATAACGAGCTTTGCGAAGGTGTACGCCCGGTCGCTGGGGCTACAGCTAGAGAGGCCTGGACTGGCCTTGCTCACACTCGTGTTGATGAGTACCACAACGATCCAATCGTTCTTGAGCCCGGCACGCTAGTCGGTGTTGCTACTGGCACTTTAGCTCAAGGCAAGGTTGTTCCTGCCCTTATGGGAACTGGCATTACCTTTGGTGGAAACTTAGATCAAGAAGGTGTAACAAATGTTTGGGGTCTTCCGGCCGGTGCAGCTACGTCTGCTGTTGGCACGGTTAAGCCTGTAGGCGTTTGCTACCAGCCTATTTATTCGTTTATTTTAAACGAGCTTTACACTAACTACAAGCGTAACACTGCTCTTGGCGTTGTCACTGACTACGTCATTCAAGTCCCTGTTACTAATGTTGAAGAACATGCTATCGCAGCTGGTGATGCAATCATGCTTGGAAGTGGCACGTATCACGGTATAGGTGTTACTAGTAACGAAGCTTGGACAACCAAGAAGCTTGCTGGTCGCTATGCTCGCGTAGCTGATGCTCCTACGATTCTTAACTCGGCTTCCGCTGCTGAAATGAACACCGTTCACGAAAGAACTGTTGGTCGCTGCCTCAAGAAGATTAAGCTTGGTAACGCGACGGGCACAACTGCTGGTGATAAGTTAGTTGATAGCTTAACTAACTTTACTATTAGTACCGAAGCTAACACTGAGTTTGCTCAACTTAACAAGGTTCAAACTGTTCCAGGTCTAAACTTGACTGGTTCAGGCACAAAGGGTATCCCTGGTTTCTACCTCGGCGCTGCTGCCGATAGCAATGGAGACTTCTGGGCTCTAACTCTACTAATCCGTCTATAATAGGAGATTACTACAATGAACGACAATCAATTTGAAGTATTCGAAGGCGAGCAGAAGAAAGTCTTGCTTGATATGAAGGCGGAGATAGAAGCTGCTAAGACCCAAAAAGAGTCGGACATCCTCGGTTTTGAGGATTCGGCAATGGCCAAAAAGGACAAAGCTAACTTAGCTAAGGTTAAGGAAGTTTGGACTAAGAATGGCTATCTAGATGGCAACAACGAGCAGATTTCGATTGATCAGCTTCTAGAAACTGATATCAAGGCGACAAAGCAGATGCGTGACAACTTTAGCACGGATCTTCCGCTTCTAACTCCTCGTGTTATCAGCAACATAGTTCGTGAAGCTATCGAGCCTAACTTAGTTCTCACACCGCTTATGCAACGTGTTAACTACAGCGCTGGAACTCGTCTTTCGTTCCCCACATACGGTGCCCTAGCTAATGGTGCTGCCGATATTGCGGAAGGAGAAGAGTATCCGGAAGGCACCATGGAAATGGGTGGCCAGTCAGAGTGCATCATCGGCAAGTCCGGTATTGCAGTCAAGGTCACCGAAGAACAGCGCCGTTACAGCCAGTTCGACATCATTTCCTTAAACCTTCGCGCCGCTGGCCGCGCTCTTGCGCGTCTCAAGGAGCAAAAGGTTGCCAACCTTATCACCGATAACGGCACCGTCTTAATTGACAACAACAGTGCTTCGTTCCCGACCGCTACAGGTCGTAACGCTGCTGGTGACTACAACGGTACCCTAACCATGGATGACATGTTCAAGGCCTGGGGCACAATGGTCAACACTGGCTTTACCCCGAACACGCTAATCATGCACCCGTTTGCCTGGAAGATTTTCTCGGAAGAGGGCATGGCTCGCCTATTCGGCATGCAGAATGGCAACCCGTCGCTACTATGGCAGCTACCGCAAGGTAACGCCGGTAACGCTGGTGCTCAATGGAATCAGACCTCGCTTAACCGTAACTCGTATGTCTCAAGCCCTGAGAACATTGCGACTACATTCTCGCGTATCCCGTCTATCTTCCCGTCGAACTTTAACATTATTGTTTCGCCGTACATGCCGTTCACAGCTTCGAACAACCTCACGGACATTGTCTTCTGTGATGTCAGCGAGCTAGGTATGATTGTTGTTGATGAGGATGTCACGAACGACGAGTGGAACGACCCGGCTCGTGATATCATGAAGATGAAGATGCGTGAGCGTTATGGCCTAGCGGTCATGAACGACGGTCGCGGCATCGGCCTCCTCAAGAACATCAAGATTGCTAAGAATGTCGACTTCGCTGATCGCATCACTGTTGATTACGCGACTGGCGATCTAGGTTCCCCGCTTTCTGGCGATGAGAACTTAACCACAAACTTAGGCCTCTAAAGGTAACAGCATAGCTACTAGATAGCTAGTAAAAAAGGTCAGTCACAAAAAGTGACTGGCCTATTTTTTTATCTACAGCGTATAATAGTATATAAGTAGATCGCAATACTATAAGAGAATGAATATTAAATTAAAAAGGTGCCCTGGATTATTGTGCAGGGCGGACCGTGCTACGCTGAGGCGTAGTGAACTGGTGTCATATTTTTTATCGCTACCTTTATGACACCCTAGGTGGGGGGAAGGTACTTTCTTTCCCCTGCCTAACTTTTAGGATTGATTATGGCGACAAGAAAAAGAAGATCAGCAAAAACAAAAGAACCTGTAGTAGAACCTACTTCTTTGATAGGTGAAATGTCACAAGATGTAGCAACTAGCACTATAGAAGACACATCTATAATTGATAAAGTTTTTTCTTTAAATCAGAAAAGAGAGACTTTTTTAGGAATAGGAAGATTTTGGCTAAGTCCTGATAACTACTCCTTTACTGTCCCTTCTGATGTTACAAAAGAAGAAATAGCAAAGATAAAAAAGGCTATATCTAATGGGATTTTATTAGAAGGTGAGAAGTATATACCACCTATAGATAAAGATGAATCTGTACTTGATGAGTACTGGCACCTGTTAAAGACTTACGGATTAGATACTAATAATACAAAGAGTGAGTCTACTATTCAGTTTAGAAAGATATTTAAGAATGGCACAGATAGGAACTGGACAGCTAAGGAAGTTGCAAGGTACTGTATTAAGAAAGAAACAGAGTACAAAAACAGAGAAAAGATTATAAAACTTTTACAGGACATGGATAAGTATAGCAGCTGTCCTGACACATTACTAGAACCAAGGTAATATATTATGGTAGTATTTAGCTCTAGCACACCATCTCATGGCGCAACAGATTACTTTATTAATAAATCTATCGAACTAACCTTTGATAGAGCTCTAGATACTACTACCATTACAAGCAATGTTATATCTCTTGTGGATATTGCTTCGGGATCTGTTGTGCCATCTTCTGTAAGTGTGAGCTCTACAGATAACAAAACAGTAATTTTACTTCCTTCTACTTCTCTTAAAGAAAATGCAGAATTCAGAATCTTAATTATAGGTTCTGATATGAGTTTGGGCTACAACTTAAAAGGCGCTGATGCTAGTGCTTTAACAGCTACAGTAATTATAGAGTTTAGCACAGGGGATACTGTTTATCAAATAGATACTACATTAGAAAAACAAACATCTAACCTTACTTTAGAAGGTGAGTTATTTTTACCTACTAATGTTAAAGCGTTAGGTTATGACTTTACTGTAGATAAAATAAGACCCAAAAATAACAAAGCAGGATTGGATGTTACTCTTACTGGTGATAACACAATTAGGTTTACGTTTACAGAAAATCTATACACCGGTTTTGCAGACTATGAAGAGTGGATTGAAGTAGATGCTTTCCCTCTACTTGACACCACAGATTATTTAGCAAGTGGGTCTACAATGGGCACAGGTGAAATACCTAGCTACACAGTATCGGTAACAGGTAGCGATTTACTGGTAACGTTTAGTGGAGAATTACCCAACAACCTAGGCATACAAGCTAATTTATTAGATGGTATTCAATCTTCCGATGGTGATACTTATGGAGGAAGTCTAAAGTACTCTATAACTACAAAACTTTATCCAGAGATTTATGGTGTTAAAACTGTAGGAAGAGAAGTACAGGAAGTAAGAGATACATTTACAGATGATTATATTTCCGCATTACTATTTAAAAATAGTATCTGGGCGTGGGAAAAAGTGGGAAGATCGTTTAGTATAGGTTCACCAAGTTATGCTGCTAAGCAGTTTATTGT